ACACGATGCGCTGGCAACGAAGTTTGCAGACCTCGAGGTCAAGCTCGGCAAAACCGCTGATCACAGCCAACAGCATCGCCCGCCGGTCACCGGTGGCGAAAACCAAGTGCTGACCCAGTTCTGACCCAAGCCTTTTTTCGGAGAACCCTATGCGCAATGAAACTCGTCAGGCCTACAGCGGCCTTCTGCAACAAGTCGCCAAACTCAACGGCGTCAGCTCGGCGGCGGAGTCCTTCACGGTCACCCCTTCGGTGCAACAAAAACTGGAAACTGCCATTCAGGAGGCCAGCGACTTCCTGAAAAAAATCAACGTCATCGGCGTGGACGAAAAGGACGGCGAAGCCATCGTCCTCGGCGTGGGCAGCTCCATCGCCGGCCGCACCGACACCAACCAAAAGGCCCGTACGCCGCGTGATGTGAATTCCTTGAGCAAGGACACTTACAGCTGCAAAAAAACCGACTTCGACACAGCCATTCCTTACGCCCTGCTCGACGCCTGGGCCAAGTTTCAGGACTTCCAGGCACGCCTGTCGGGCGCCATCGTTGAACGTCAGTCGCTCGATCGCATCATGATTGGTTTCAACGGCACCAGTGCGGCTGCCGACACCAACCGCGCGACCAACCCGTTGCTGCAGGATGTCAACGTCGGCTGGATTCAGAAGTACCGCACCAATGCGCCGGAACGCGTGATGAGCGAAGGCGCGGTCGCGGGCAAGGTCACGATCGGCGCCGGCGGCGACTACAAGACACTTGATGGCCTGGTCTATGACGCCATCCAGTTGCTGGACCCATGGCACCGCAAACGCCCGGATCTGGTTGTCCTGGTCGATCGCAGCCTGCTGCACGCCAAGTTTCTGGCCAACATCGAAGGCGCCTCGGATAACGAGAACGAACTGGCGGCGTCCCAGATCATCGCCAAGGCTCGCCTCGGTGGCCTGCCGATCGAAGATGCGCCCTTCTTCCTGGACAAGGCGATCATGGTCACCACCCTGAAAAACCTGTCGATCTACTGGCAGATCAGCGCCCGCCGCCGTCACATCAAGGACGAACCGGAGTGGGATCGCATCGCGGACTACCAGTCCTCCAACGACGCCTACGTCATCGAGGACTTCGGTCTGGGTGCGGTGGTCGAGAACATCGAAGAGGCATAAGCCATGGCGCTTTCACTCGCTCAGCGCCACCGGCTCCGCGTTCTCGCGGAGCTGGAGGCCGCCGCCGCATCCCCCTTGACGAGCATGGCCGGAGCCACGGCCTACGAACTTCAACTGGCCCAGCTGCTGCAGGACCGCCTGCGCTTGAAGAACATTGAGGGTAATGAGCGCAAGGCCGCGCTCAAGATTCAGCTGTTGCCGACTTACGAGCCGTACATCGAGGGTGTCCTGGCCGGCGGCAACGGCGCCCAGGATGAAGTGATGACCACCCTTATGGTCTGGGCGATCGATGCCGGTGCATTCCCCGATGCCTTGAAGATCGCGAGCTACGTGCTCAAACACAACCTGATCATGCCCGACCGTTTTGCCCGCAGCACCGGCTGCCTGATCGCCGAAGAGGTGGCCGAGGCTGCCCTCAAGGCACAGAAAGCCGGCAGCGAGTTCGACCTGCAAACACTGCTCGACACCGAGGAGTTGACGCGGGAGCGGGACATGCCGGATGAAGCCCGCGCCAAGTTGCATCTAGCCATCGGCCGCGCGTTGGCTGCACAGGTGACGGATGAAACTCCGACTGCCGAGCAAATGGAGACGCTCCGATCAGCGAGGGGAAACCTCACCCGCGCCATTGCGCTGCACACCTCCTGCGGCGGCAAAAAGGATCTGGAGCGCGTTGATCGCCTCCTGAAAAAACACGCTGGCCCTGCCAGCTAACCGAGCGTTCCCACGCAACCCCGGCGGCTCGGGACGAATCAGCGGGTTTTCTCCTTTCCTTGCTGTGAAGTCCCGACCACCGCCGACCTATTCAAAGCATTGATTGGCCAGGAGCCAGAACATGAGCGGCTTTATTGCAAACGGCACCACCCCCAGCGCGAGCGAGCCCCACCCGATCAGCAATGACGGTTGGTGGCCAGATCTCGACGGTGAAAGTGTGCGCGCCGCTCTGCGTCTCGACGCCAGCATCAGTGCCATGCGTCTCGAGGTTGCCCTGGTCAACGCAATCCTCAGCGTTAACCGCGATCTGGGCGACTACCAAACTGCCCAGCGCGCACTTGGTCACACCAGCTTGGAAGCCGTTCCCGGACCATTGATCCAGAACATGAAGCGTCCGGTGCACCTGTACCTGCGCGCCGTTTACTGCACCGCCGGCGCCGAACTGGCCGAGCGGTACCGCAGTTACGACAGCACCAACGACGGCAACAGCAATGCCGACGAACTCACCCCCAGCGTTGACGAATACCGCCGCGATGCGCGCTGGGCGATGCGCGACCTGAGCGGCATCTCGCGTGCCACCGTGGAGCTGCTCTGATGATGGATTGCAAACGAATCGACTGGAACGAAATCAGCCGGCTGGGCCTGCTCGAGCGAATCAACCGGGAAATCATGCACCCGCTGGGTTTAGCGGTTTGCCGCATCCCGGAAACAGGTATTTCACCTGGTGCACTGGTGTCACCTGATGGGGAGTTTGTGTACGCCGATCCGATCACCCCGGACCTCAAGGAACACGCCTGATGGCGACCAGCGTGCGTGCCAACCAGGGCGAGACGGTCGACGCCATTTGCTGGCGGATCTATGGGCGCACGGCGGGCGTCACCGAAGCCGTGCTCGAGGCGAACCCCGGGCTGGCCGACTACGGAACGATCCTGCCGCACGGCGCCCTGGTGCAACTGCCCGAGGCACCGCCGCAAGCCGAGCAGCGCCAGATGGTGAACCTATGGGACTGACTCAAACCGCCCGCCACTTGGGCACCGACAAGCTTTCTACCTCCACCTTCGGACAGCGGAATTATGCGCATGCCTGACAAACCGGATACTTGGGCCTGGCTCGCGGCCTGGCTCGAACAAAATTGGCCCGCCATCTACTCCGGTGGACTCGCCGCCATTATCGCCGCCCTGCGGATCATGTACGGCGGCGGCACCCTGCGCCGCGTGGCGTTGGAAGCCCCGTTGTGTGGCGCACTTGCCCTGGCCTGCAGTCACGGTTTGTCCCTGCTGGGAATCCCGGCGACGACGGCGCCATTCTTTGGCGGGGTCATCGGACTGCTGGGCGTCGAGGGTACCCGCGCCTTGGCCAACCAATTCTTCAAGCGCAAGGTGGAGCAGGTATGACAACCCTTCGTCATGGCGACCGCAGCCAGAATGTTCGCGTGCTGCAACAACGCCTCAACCAAACCGGCGCCGGCCTCTATGTAGACGGTCATTTCGGCGACGCCACCGAAATCGCGGTGCGTGCCTATCAATCGAAAGTCGGACTGGTCAGTGACGGCATCGCTGGCCCCAAGACCCTCGCCGCATTGGCGGGTGCCGATTGTTCCTGCCTGTTGCGCCACTCCACGCTGGCAACTGCTGCAGCGCGGCTCGGTATCGAACTGGCAGCCATTCTCGCGGTGAACGAAGTGGAAAGCCTGGGCTCGGGCTTCCTCGATAACGGTAAGCCCAAGATTCTCTACGAGCGGCACATCATGTACCGCCAGCTCGCCAAGCCCCGCCACCCCGATGATGACGGTGCTGAACTCCAGGTCCATGCCGACGAACTCGCGGCCAGCCAGCCCAATCTGGTTAACCCGCGTCCCGGTGGATACGTCGGTGGCACGGCCGAACATCAGCGCCTGGCCAATGCCAAGCTGATCGACGAGACCTGTGCACTGGAGTCGGCAAGCTGGGGCGGCTTCCAAATCATGGGGTATCACGCGGTGCGCTTGGGCTATGCCAGCGTGCAAGAGTTCGCCACCCGCATGGCCAAGGACGAAAACGAGCAATTTGAGGCGTTCGTGCGCTTCCTCGAGGCAGATCCGGCGCTATTGAAGGCGCTTCGGGCCAAAAAGTGGGCAACTTTCGCCCGGGGGTACAACGGCCCCGACTACGAACGCAATCTCTACGACACCAAGCTGCAGCGCGCCTATCAACGGCATGCTGCCGGCTGCCCGATGCCGGAGGCCGCATGATCGATATCGACGCAATACAACGCCTGAACGTCCAGGACGGCGATCTGCTGGTGGTGCCGCCGGACAGCGATCAGCACGACATGGAGCTGCTGATCAATGCGCTTTACGTCCAAATGCCAAGCCGCAAAGTCATCATCATTCGCGGCCCGGTGCAGCAAATGGATGTGGGTGATATGAACAAACTCGGCTGGTACCGCGCGTGAGTACTTTGCGCCAGTTTCTCTACGGCGTTGCCCTGCTCGGTGCCTTGGCCTTGCTGATATGGACCCAAGAGCTGCGCATCACGGTTGCCGACAAGAACACGGAACTGGCAACGCAAGACGCCCAGACTGCCCGCGAAGACGCCGACCGCAACCTCGCAACCGCCAAGACCCTGCAGGCCACCCTGGAGCAGGAACGCAGCGCGCAAACCACTCTGCGCACCCAGCAGGATCAGCTGCGCCAAGGCCTGGTAAAACGCGAACTCACCATTGAGGCTCTGAAACGTGAAAACGCCGAACTACGCGATTGGGCTGCCCAGTCTTTGCCTGATGCTGCTCGCCGGCTGCGCGAGCGCCCCGCCCTCACCGGCGCCGATGCTTATCGTCAGTGGTTGTCCGGCCGTGGTGCCGTGCAGCCTGCAGGCAACCCGCCCAAGCAGTAACGGCCAATTGCTCACCGATCAGGACCGCGCCGAGGCGGCGTGGGCGGACTGCGCCGCTCAGGTCGACATGGTCTATCGCCACCAACTCGAACAGGCCGCGAAGCCATGAACAAACCCGAATCCCTACGCAAACACCTTCTCGACTCGATACCCGAGCTCAAGCACAACCCCGATCGCCTGCTGGTGTTCATCGATAACGGCACGATGCGCAGCACCGCGGCCCCGGGTCTTTCGTTCGAGTATGTCTACACCCTCAACCTGATTCTGACCGACTACGCCGGCCACCCGGACGCAGTCGCCATCCCTTTGTTCGCGTGGGTGTTGGTGAACCAGCGCGAACTGATGGAAAACCTTGAGCGCAGCAAAGACGCGATCGTGTTCGAGGCGGATGTCCTGGACAACAGCAAGGTCGACCTCTCGATCAAACTGCCTCTCACCGAGAGGGTCATCGTAAAGCGGCAGGATGACGGCAACCTGGTGGTCAGCCATCCGGCCGAGCCCATTGTCGATGACGAACAGTTCACCGTTGCCGGCGTCACAGTGATGACCTCCGATGGCGAGTTTCTCGCCCAATGGGGCCAGCCGTGAGCCAGGACCTGAGTGCGCTCGAGGACTGGGCCACCGTTCTGTTGAACCGGCTCGATTCGAACGAGCGCCGCAAGTTTATGGGTAGCCTTGCCCAGGAGCTGCGCCGTAGCCAGCGTCAGCGGATCACCGCTCAGCGCAACCCGGACGGCACTGCGTTTGCCCCACGCAAGCCCAAGCAGACGTTGCGGGGCAAGCAGGGGCGGATCAAATCGAAAATGTTCACCAAGCTGCGCACCGCACGCTACCTCAAGATCCAGAGTTCTGGCGTCGGCTTCTCCGTCGAGTTCCTGGGCCGGGTGGCTCGCATGGCGCGTGTCCACCAGTACGGCCTGAAAGACCGTCCCGAACGTGGCCAGGCCGACGTCCGATATGAAGCGCGTCAACTGCTCGGATTCACCGAGCAGGAGCTCGAAACCATCCGCAACGCCGTAATCGATCATCTCGCGGGTTGATCGGTTCCTGTAGCACGCCCCGCTACACGGACCGACCAATGCGGCTCGCACGCGCGAACGTCACCATCGGCGACATGGAAAATCCAACCGACCTCATCCGCCGCCTCGAAAACCTGCTCCGTGCCGGCACCATCGCCGACATCGATCCGGAGACCCCACGCTGCCGGGTAAAAACTGGCGGATTGGTAACCGGCTGGCTGCCATTTTTTGCCCCGCGCGCCGGCACCGACAGCGAGTGGGATCCGCCCAGCGCAGGTGAGCAGTGCCTGGTGCTTTCACCATCGGGCAATCCAGCAACCGGCTTTGTCCTTTACGGCGTCTTCAGCGACCAGTTCCCGGCACCGGACAACAACCTCGACCGCCATCGGCGCAAGTACCGCGATGGCGCCATTGTTGACTACGACACGGCTACCCATACGCTCACCGCCACCTTGCCTGATGGTGGAACCGCCAATCTCACAGCCCCCGGTGGCGTCAACATCACCGGCGACGTGCACATCACCGGCAATGTGGCGGTGGAAGGACTGGTCAGCGCGACGCAAGACGTCACTGCCGGCGCCCAAAACATCAGTCTGGTTAACCACCGAACCAAAGGCGTCATGCCAGGATCAGGCACATCCCTGGAGCCGACACCATGATCGGTATGAACAAGGCCACCGGCCGCGCGATCGTCGGCAACGACCAGTTGAACCAGTCGATTGCCGACATCCTCACCACACCGATTGGCACACGCGTCATGCGCCGCGAATACGGCAGCCTGCTCGTCGACCTCATCGACTGGCCAACCAATGACGCCACGCGCCTGCAGGCCTATGCCGCGACGGCAATGGCCCTGATGCGCTGGGAACCGCGGATTCATTTGAGCCGCGTGCAGTTGAGCCTGGGCGCTCAAGCCGGACAGGCAATTCTCGACATCGAGGGCACCCGAGTAGACACCAACGAACCGCTCAGCTTGCGCGTACCGCTGGCGATGGGAGCCACCGCATGAAAACCTTCACACCGATTAACCTGGCTCAACTGCCGGACCCCGACGTGGTCGAACAGATCGACTATGAGCAGATACTCGCGGAGCGTAAGGCCTACACCGTGAGCCTGTGGCCCGCCGAGCAGCAGGCAGAAGTTGCCGCAACGCTGGCACTCGAGTCGGAACCGTTGACCAAGCTGGTACAGGAAAACGCCTACCGCGAGACCATCTGGCGTCAACGGGTCAATGAAGCGTGTCTGGCCAACTTGCTTGCCAAGGCAAAGGGTAGTGACCTGGTGCAATTGGCAGCTAACGTCAACGTGCAACGACTTGTGGTCATTCCTGCCAACCCCACAACAGTCCCTCCCATCGCTGCGGTAATGGATTCGGACGACAGCCTGCGCGAACGCGCCCAAATGGCGTGGGAGGGTCTTTCCACTGCGGGTCCGCGTAACAGCTACATCTTGCACGCACGCAGCGCCGATGGTCGTGTTGCCGATGCCTCGGCCGAAAGCCCGTACCCTGCCGAGGCGGTGGTAACCGTTCAGGCGCTGCTGGGCGACGGCACGGCCTCACAGGACCTGCTCGATAACGTCTTTGTTTATCTGAGTGACGAGGATCGGCGCCCGGTCGCTGATCGCCTCACCGTGCAGTCGGCTGAAATCCTGACCTACACGGTTGACGCTGTGCTGTACCTGGCTACCACTGGACCCGAAGCGGAGCCCATTCGCGCAGCATCCGAAACCAAACTCGCGGCTTTTGTATCGCAACGTCGGCGCTTGGGCGTTGAAGTCTCGGAGTCCGCCATTCACGCCGCCTTGCACGTCGAAGGCGTTCGAAAGGTGGTATTGAATGGTTGGACGGACTTGGCCCCCACCACTGCCCAAGCCGCCTATTGCACCGGTTTTTCCGTGACTGTCGGGGGGCAATTGTGAGCACTCTCCTGCCGCCCAATGCCAACCAGTTGGAGCAACTCGCTGCTCAGGCGCTGGCCCGCATCGAGCGTGTCCCCATCCCGATCCGTGACCTGGTCAACCCTGATCGCTGCCCTGTCGATCTGTTGCCCTACCTTGCCTGGGCGTTTTCCGTCGATCGTTGGGACTCCAGCTGGTCGGAGGCCATCAAGCGCCAAGTCATCAAGACCTCGTACTACGTCCATTCGCGCAAGGGCACCATCGGTGCATTGCGTCGTGTCGTTGAACCGCTGGGCTATTTGATCGAGGTGCTGGAGTGGTGGCAGACCGTGCCAGAAGGCGTACCGGGTACCTTCGCCATCAAGATCGGCGTCCTGGATACCGGCATCACCGAAGAGATGTACCAGGAACTGACCTGGTTGATCGATGACGCCCGCCCGCTGACCAGGCACCTGACAGGGCTGGCGATCAGCCTCGAGACCCAGGGCCAACTGAACATAGCGGCGTGCCTTTACGAAGGCGACGAAATCGACGTTTACCCACCGGTGATGCGTGACATTGAGGTCACCGGAAACTTCGGCGTGATCGGCCGCGAACATTCCATAGACACCCTGGACGTTTACCATGACTGATGCGAACTCTCAGTTTTTCGCCATTCTCACCAACGTGGGATTGGCCAAACAGGCGAACGCCGACGCGCTCGGCATTCCCTGGAAGATCACCGACATGGGCGTAGGTGATGCCAACCTGACTGACCCAATTCCTAGCCCCACGCAAACCGCTTTGATCAACGAATGGCGGCGCCGACCGCTGAATCAACTCAAGATCGACCCAGCCAATCCGGCGGTCATCATCGCCGAGCAGATTATTCCGGCCGACGAGGGTGGGCGCTGGATACGTGAAATCGGTCTGTACGACGAGGCCGGCGATCTGGTGGCGATAGCCAACTGCGCACCAAGCTACAAACCGCTGTTGTCGCAGGGCTCAGGCCGCACGCAAGTGGTGCGGATGAATTTCATCGTCAACAACGCTGGCAACATCACGCTGAAGATCGACCCGGCGATTGTTCTGGCGTCCCGTGCTTATGTCGATGCGTCAATTCTGGAAGTCCTGCCGGCGAACAAAACCGCCGGTGAATTCACCCGAGTTAAGGTCAACAATCGCGGCGTCGTGGTGTCGGGGGATAACCCCAGCACGCTGGCCGGGATGGGAATCACCGATACCTACACCAAGCTGCAAATCGAGGCGATGATTGCCCAGGCTTCAGCGTTGCCTGTTGGTACGCAAGTCTCCTTTCCAGTAAACAAGGTTCCGCCGGGCTTTCTGGAGCGTGACGGCAGTGTGAAGAGCGTTGCGGCTTATCCGGATCTGGCGGCGTTCTTAGATGGTGCTTTCAACAAGGGTGATGAGGGTGCGGGAAATTTCCGTCTGCCGGATTCACGCGGCGAGTTCGAGCGTGGCTGGGACCATGGCCGGGGTGTCGATGTCGGCCGGGCCGTAGGTAGTTCCCAGCTTGATGCGCTGCAGAACATTACCGGCACCATGGGTGACATCACACGTTCGGCTGCAAACACTGCTGCGTTTGGTACCGGGGCGATGGCGGCCAACTTTACTGGCGGCGGCTCTAGCGCCGACGGCGCCGGGGTTACCTACTTTCAAATATCGTTCGATGCCTCGCGTGTGGTGCGTACCTCGACAGAAACGCGTTCTCGCAACGTCGCAGTGGTGATGTGCATCAAGGCTTGGAACGCCCCGATCAATCAGGGGAATATCGATATTTCCGCCTTGGTAACGCTGGCCGCTCAGGCTACCGAAACCAATCAGGGCACGGCCAAGATCGCCACCCAGGCGCTGACGAATGCCGGCGTGGATGACGCCACGATCGTCACCCCGAAGAAAATGCGTTGGGGTTTCGGGATCAGCCTTGCCGCCAACGGTTACATCACTCTCCCGACCTGGCTGGGCGGCCTAATTCTTCAGTGGGGCCAAATTAATGTCGGCGATATTTCCAGTAGCGTCTCAGTGTCTTATTCGCTGCCGCTGGCCTTTCCTAATGCCCACTATCAAACCTTGCTGTCCTGTGCAGAAAGTGCCGCTGGTAACTGGAATGCGTTCCTTACCGGCAAGAGTCTTTTAGGATTTACATGGGCGACGCAGGAGTGGGCCTCAGTCGTTCAGAACGCCAAAGTTACTTATCTCTCTATCGGTTCCTAGGGGCACGTCATGGACACTCGCTATTACAGTAAAACCACGGGCTGCACCTACCTGACCAGCTTGCACGGCGACAATATGCCGGCCGATGTGGTCCCGATCGATGAAGCGCGCTTTCTGTCGGTGATTGGCAACCCAGTCGAAGGAAAGATTCGCGGCCACGATGCTCAGGGGCTGCCGATTCTGATCGACCCCTTGCCAGTAACGGCCGAGGCGCTTTCGGTGCGAGAGCGGTCATGGCGTGATGCAGAGATCGAGCGTGTTAGGTGGCTGCGTGAGCGGCACCGCGACCAGCTCGACATTGGCGAGCAAACGACGCTGACGCCCGAGCAATTCAGCGGGCTGCTGATGTACATTCAGGCCTTGCGCGATTGGCCGGCATCACCGTTATTCCCTGACGAACCTGGACGGCCATCGGCCCCAGAGTGGATCGCTGATTTCCCGCAGTAACCTGATGCTCTCGCTGTAAACAATCGCCTTACAAGTCCACGCGCTCGCCCATTCGGCGCGCGCGCGGCAGCCTGTGCACTGTCATTCAACTGCACAGGCACACTCCCATGGCCACCGATTACCATCACGGTGTACGCGTCCTCGAGATCAACGAGGGCACCCGGCCCATTCGCACCGTCGCCACTGCCGTGGTGGGCATGGTTTGCACTGCCAGCGACGCGGATCCCGTTGCATTTCCTCTGAACAAACCCGTTCTGCTCACCGACGTATTGACCGCCAGCGGCAAAGCCGGCGAACTCGGCACGCTCGCCAAAAGTCTGGACGCCATCGCCGACCAGGCCAGCCCGGTCACGGTGGTGGTGCGGGTTGAGGAAGGTGCTACCGAAGCTGAAACCACGTCCAACATCGTCGGCAGCATCAGCGCCAACGGCCAGTACAAAGGCCTCAAGGCGCTGCTCGCTGCGGAAGTCCAATTAGGCGTGCGCCCACGTATCCTCGGTGTACCTGGTCTGGATTCTCTGGCCGTCGCTACCGAGCTGGTGGTCACCGCTCAGAAGCTCCGTGGTTTTGCCTATGCCAATGCCTGGGACTGCGAAACCGTTTCCGAAGCGATCGCCTACCGGGAGAACTTCGGTGCCCGGGAACTGATGACCATCTGGCCTGACTTCATCAACTGGGACACCACCACGAATGCGGACGCCCCCGCCTCTGCCATCGCTCGAGCCCTCGGCCTGCGCGCCAAACTCGACGAGCAGGTCGGTTGGCACAAGACCTTGTCCAACGTGCCGG